AGCTCGAGCACGTCGGTGCGAAGGCTCTCAAGTAGAGTTGCAAGCTTCACCAGATTAGCCCATTAGACGGATCATCTTCGATTTTTTCTATCCAGTGGATAGCCGCATCGAGTTTAGCAAAATCCTCAACACCTTCTTCATTCTCCCCGTTAGCATTGCAAACCCAAGCTTCACCATCGAAGTATACTTTAAAGAGCACGCCGCCTTGTATTGTCTTATCAAATCGAAGAACGAGCTCACCAGAATCATCTTCATCCTCTTCAAGCTTGAAGCTCTTATAGCCTACTAGCTTAGATACCTTTGCATACATGTCCACTAACGCTGACAGAGCTAAAATGAACTCTTCTGGGTACTCATTGAACTCAACTTCGTAGCTAAACTTAGGCTTAGCTATAGTGATCATTCTCGTCTTGAAGCTATAGCTAAACGAATGCTCGCCGCGTTGCATGATCAACTTCTCTTCAGAGAGGCTAACGTCCCAGTCGTCATCGTGCAGCCTCTCGATGACCTCTTGCTGCAGCGCAAGCATATCGTCTCGAGACCACTTAAGCTTAAGCTTCCCCTCCGTGATCACCGTTGTTAGCTTCATGACCCGAGCGTCTTCTTCATGTCGTCAAGAGACGGCGTGTCATCCGCCGGTTCGTCGTCTGGAGCTTCCTCCTCGCCGCCTTCTTCGACCTCCTCCTCAGGAGGGGCCTCATCGCCTGCTGCGGCCGCGTCCTGCTCTTCAGGCGAGACCTGCCGCTTGGAGGCCTCTACGTGGTTGTCCCAGCTCTCGTCAACCTTCGGCTCTGGTCGGTTCTCCAACCACTTCGGATCGTACAGCATCCGCAGCACGGTCAGGCGCTCGTCGATGTCGTCATTCGGAATGCCGAGCTCCTTCTTGAGGATCTCTTCGTTCATCTGAATCTCATCCTCTGACCAACCTAAGTAGCGGGCTAGCTTCACGCGCGAAGCGATGAACGGCACCTCCTTGATGTTGTTGAAGTTGGACATCAGCTTCTCGTCAACTTCGGCCTGCTTGTAGACGTCGAAGTTCTGAGGATCGCTTAGCTCGATCTTGAAGAGGTTCGAGTCAACGCGGATGCCGGCTGACTTGAGGTAAGCCTTGAACTCTCTGTCGTACGTCGGATTGACGTTCCGTTGCAGGCGTTGGATGTACTTGAAGAAGTTGCGCTCCTCCATGTACGCGACGCCGACCTTACCGTCCTGTACCTGCGAGCCGTTATCGTCTGAGCCGCGCATGTAGCTTGACGGGATCCGCAAGCCCTGCAAGAAGATGTTCTGGAAGTAGTTCAGGTCCTTGATCTCACCCAGGTTCTCACCGCCTGACAGCGTGTCGACCTTCGAGCCTCGGCCGTCGGCGGTCTGCATGAAGAAGTAGTCTTCGACCATGGACATTGGGTTGTAGACCGAGTCGATCTTCTCCTGGCCGCCAGTCTCGTTCGGGACACGCTTCTGCCGAATCTCGTTCTTGATCGCTTCGAGGTAGGACTTAGCGCGCTGCGGCGGCATGTTGCCAACGTCGATTGAGAAGACGCGACGTTCAGGGGCGCGGACAATCCGGTAGATGATGACCGAGTCTTGCAGCAGGGTCAGGTGGCGGAACGCCTTGATCGTTGGGAACAGCACCGACTCGCCGAACGGCCCGTTGTCGCCAATGCCCGACGACAGCGAGAAGTGAATCATGCCCGCTGCAGGCACGATCTCAGCATCACCGAAGGAGTTCTTGTCTGAGCTGTCGCCCTTACGGACTTGGTAGAACTGCGGCTTGCCTGTATCGCTGTCGATGTGAATGCCGATCACGTCCTGCGGGTCTACAAACTCCCAGATCTTAAAGTCGGAGGTCTTGCGAAAGAAGCAGTCGCCAAACTTCACCGTCATCCGAGCGATGTCATAGCTAAGCTTGCCTAGGTTGTGCATATCGCACCAATGCCTTAAGGCCGCTCGCACCGTCACGACGATGTTCTCAGGAACCTCCTCGTTGGCTTCGCTCTGGTAGGTGATCTTGAACGGCAAGTTTGACTTCGTATCCTCCGAAGTCATCTCAGCGGCGATCTGATCGAGAGCCCTCGAGACGAACACGTCGCCGTCCATGTTCTTGTACTGCGAGTACTTTTGGAAGCGGCTGCCCGCACCCTTCATTACCTTGCTGTACCAGCTAAAGTTGCTGTACAGCTTGAAGTCGTCTGGGTTGCTGGTGACGTAGTTGTTCTTCGGAGCCGAAGGCTTAACTATTCTCCAGAAGTCAGTGTAAAGTCCTGCCATTGAGTGTTATCCTATGAGTCTACTATTTAGGCGCCTTAAGAAGCGACATTTAAGCCTGACTGTTGATCAAGCTGATAACCGCGCTTTGAAGCTTCGGTCTTGCCAAGCAGAGTCACCATCACGTTGAGGAGGCTCGTGTGCTTTTGCAGCTCATCAACTACCGGGCTTCCTGGCGCACCGGTCGATCCAGTAGAGCTCGTCGTGGTCGGCGCCGGCGTCGAGCTCGCGCCTGTCAAGGCCTTCCGCTTTTCAACTTCGCTCGCAGCGTCTGGCGGCAGCTGAGGCGGCACCATCGGCGTGCTGCCGACCTTTGACAGGTACTGTTGCGTACGGCTAAGCCGATCATTGAAGCCGTTCATGCCGCCGTTAATGGACTTCGTCAGGCCGACGATGTCACCTCGTGCCGCATTTTGCGCTGGTGACCCGCCCTTACGGTCTTGGGTCGTGTACCACGCCGCGATCTTAGCGGCGATCTCAGGATTAGCGGCAAGGTCAGGGTTGCCTAGCAAGTCGATGCCTAAGTCCTTCCCCGCGGCCGCATAGTTAGCCTTGCCTGTTAGCTGAATGAACCCACGACCACGGTACTTGTACCCATCACCTTCTTGAGTGTTGCCTAAGTCCTTACGCCCTTCGTACCTGTTAAAGTAGTCACGAGAGCCGCCTTCAGTAAGCTTTGTAAAGCCGCTCGACTCATGCGAAAGCTGACCCATCAACATAGCTTGCTGCTTAGGGTCAACGATGCCTTTGTCCATCAGTGCTTTTCTGACGAGAGCTTCATTGCCAGCGCTCGCCTTCCCTGCGTTAGGCGGCTTCGTAGCGGCTGGGATCCCAGCTGTACTTCCTTGCTTGTCAGCAAACTTCTTTGACGGGTCCCATTGATCCATCAACCCTAGAGCGGCAGGAATTGCCGTCAGGTTACGCGCAGAGACGGCACCTAGGTCAGTCAATGCACCGAGGGCGCGAATGCCTAGGTTGCCGAGGAAGCTATCACCAGCCTTCATCCCGAGCCGATTCTCGTAGTCTTCGGTGCTGGTGGCTTTAGTCTCGAGGGCGGTCTCAGCCAAGTCGAAGAGAACGCCCAAGCCTGGAATCTTCTTAACGAACGCCCAGATCCCCTTCATGAAGCCCTTGATGCCGCTGCCCATGGTCTTAACCGTGTCAAACATGAATGACGCTGCGTTCTTAACAGCGCCCGAGATCGAAGCGCTTGTAAAGAGGAGCGCGGCTCCAATCGCCGTCAACGCCGATGTGAACGGGTTGTTAAGGATGCTCGTCACAGACTCAACCGAGTCGCGAAGCTTGCCAAACGCGTGGCCGAGGGCCGTGGTCTCGCCGTTGACATCTGACAGGGCGTTCTCAAACCCCTTCGCCGCGGTCTTCATCCTGCCTTCAGGGGACTGGTCATAGCCTTGAGCCTGAGCCTGGTTTAAGTCCCGACCCATCTCAGACATGGTGCTGAACTCTCGTCCCGCCGCCCGCGCCCGGTCAGTGTACAGCAAAGCCTTCATCGCACCTTCGCCGTAGTCGCCGCCTGTCCTGTCCTTCTGAGCGGTAATTGCTTCGTCCATCTTGCTAATGGCCTTGAAGAGCTCAGCATTTTGCACCTGATAGTTCTTCTTGTCCTCAGATGACATGCCTTGATAACGCTCAGCTTCACCCGACTGCACGAACTCGGCAATCTTCGCCGCGAGAGCCGGATCCTCGCCTCGAACTAAGTTCGAGCCTGAGATCAACGCCTGCCTCGCAGAGATGCGTTCTGTCAACGCTTCGCCTTGTCGGTTCTCTTTCGGGTTGAACAGCGTGTCAACCCGCTTGCTCATCGCAATGATCTGATCGTTGTTCAACCCCATCAGCTTCAGAGTCTCGGTGCGAGCCATCATCTCTTTAAGCTGAAGCGCGTAACCTTTCGTGTCGCCGCTAAGCATCTTAGCCTGCAACGACTCGCTCTTAAGCTGCTGCTCGTAGAGGTTTGCAAACTGTTCAGCCGTATCGCCGAAGACGCCGTTGAACATCTTGAACTGCTTGTTCAGGCCCTTGATGTTGTTTTGGTAAGCGTCTGAGATGTCGGCGTTTGAGCTCATGAGGCCAAAGCCGGCACGGTTAAAGCCGGCCATGATAGTAGCTGCCGCCTTCTTTCCCTCCTTACCCAAGTACTCGAGGCCGACAGACGACTCGCTAAGGATCGCTTCGAAGTTTGCAATCCCTTGGGCGCCGCCGCCCATCAAGGCGATCACGTCTCGGTTAGCAGAGACGAGCCCTTCGAACTCTTCAGCCGTCATTCTCAGCTTGATCGCCGAGACGTTCATCTGGGCCATCGAGCCGACCAAGCCCTTGTTCGCGAGCCGAATGCTCTGGCCGTACAGCTCCGTCACCGCCTTCTTCGCGAGCGCGACTACCGCCGTAAACTTGCCTAGGCCGCTAATGCTGTTCTGCACCTTCGAGTGCATCGTATCTAGGCCCTTGCCTAGCTTAGCTGAAGGCTTGTTTAAGTCAGAGGCTACCTTTTGAATCGTAGCCTTATTTGCGTGAGCTTCGGCGGCGAGGGCGTCAATCTTCCC